CCGAAGTCATCGTAGTCCATGTTGATGGCCGACTCCATGCTGGTAGCAGGGATGGCATCGGGACGAGTAGCAGAGACAACACCGGTACTGAAGCCGGTGCTTCCATCCAACAGCATCTGATCATCAAGAGCATCTGAGGATTGGAATGGCATGGCGGATTACAGGATGTCTTGGAAGGTGTAATCGTACAAGCTATCAGGAATGATGCGGCTGATTTGCTGCTGCTGGCCGCGTTCCATGTCCTTCATAATGGAGACCTGAGCGGCTCCCTCTTGGAACTTGGCTTGGGCTTTCCCGTACTGCCGGGAGTATTCGAGGAGATCGCCTTCGGTGTAGGCCATCAGAGCGTTCTCAACACCGCGCAGCTCGAAGTTGCTGTCGTTGACGATCGCTTGGTTCTCACCGAACTGGCGCATCTGGGACTGCTTCTTCCCGAGGATGAAGAGGGTACCATCGGTGTTGGGCGTTGGAACGAGCTTGATGCGCGGGACGCCGGCCTCGCCGTAGGATGCTCCGATGACTCGGGTCCAGTTAACGAAGTTGCCGGGGGTGGACTTGCGGCTATCGACGTTGTTCCAAGTGTTGGGATCGAGCTGGAAGAACGAGACCCATTCCGCGGCGGGTACTTCAATGCCATCGGTTTCGCCGTTGATCGTGAATCGGATGGCGACTGGGAAGTCGAGGAACATGTTGTAGCCGGTACCTGAGGCGTAGGTAGCGGTTACGGTCTGGTCGAGGGTGACCAGTTCGTTGCCTTGACTGACTGAGCGGGAGATGACGCCGAGGGTATCGTTCCAGAGGCACGAATCCCAGATCATGGAGTAGCGGCGGATGCAGAACTTCTTGGCCAACGCGAGGGTGTTCGCGTCGGTGAAGGAGAGCTTGTCGCAGGCCGCTTGGGCTACTTCAGAGGGTTTCATGCGAAGTACTCTTGCAAGATCATCGAGGAGCTAACTCGGGCATCAGCAGCGGAATTTACATTATTGGTTACATCTTTATAAGTTCTGTTCAACCATATGCTAGGAACGTCCCCTCCAACAGTTGTTGAATAAAGATGTATTTTATAAGTAACAGCAGAGGCTGAATTTGGAGAATCCAATATTTGAATAGATCTATTCGCTACAGCAGTTTGATATGTAACCGTAGGATCACCGGAAAACAATGGAGCAATACCGTATAAACTTGAACCGATATTGTTTGATCCAATTTCCGTTCCGTTTCTGGTTATCCTAAAAGCTCCATAAGCTATTTCAAAATCGGCGCAGAAATTTATAACAACAGAAACAAGAATGTTTGATGAAGTTGATCTAGGAGTGATAGTGGTATTAAGGACTGTGATCTCAACACCTGAGCCAGTGTTTGTTCCTATAAATGGACTTCCTTGTGCTGTTACATCCCTGTACAGCGTTTGAACACACTGCGGAGCATTGGCCGCTGTGATTCCTAATTGACTGGCCGGAACCACCTTCACCTTGCTCGAATCGCTCGCATCGGTGATCAGCACCTTATCGTTGTTTAGATCAACCGTTTCGGAAGTGACGTTGGGAAGCGTGACGACATTGGCGTTGATCGTCAGGAGATCGGTGGGTGCATTTCCGATCGTGGTGTTGCCGTTTGCTGCAAGATTTCCGGCAACGGTCAGCCCACCGAGGGTTGTCGCTCCAGTGACATCAAGTGTCCCACCGACAGTTGAGTCACCAAGATTATCAAGTTCAGCAACCGTGGTAAGCCCGCTGACATTGAGCGTTGAGATGTTTGCGGTGGTTGCCCCGACAGTCGCCAGCGTAGTCGCTCCAGTGACCCCTAGGGTAGTTCCAACCGTCGCAGCACCGGTGACACCCAAGCTGGCCAACGTAGAAAGTCCCGTGACATTGAGAGTCGTTCCGACAACAGCGGCTCCGCTGGTGGAGACACTTGAGAGCGAGGTAGCTCCGGTCACCGCGAGGGTGCTGGCGACGCTTGTGGCACCGGTGAGAGTGGAGGTACCGGTCACCGAGAGGTTGCCGGGGATCGCCAGATTGCCGCTGAGGCTCGTTGCGCCGGTTACGGTGAGCGTACCACCGACGACCGTGTTACCGCTTGCCGCGGCCACTGTGAGCTTGTTGGACCCGACGCTGAAGTCGCCAGTAGTATTGACCGCGGTGGTCGATAACTGGAGCGCGGAATCGATGCCGCTGCCGTCTCCAACGGCTTTGAGGACCGAGGTCAGCGCGGAGTTGTCGGAGCTTTTTAGTAGGCCAGTGTATGTCGATGCGACGCTACTGCCTGTGAGTGGAGTTCCCATATCAGTTCTTCGGTAGTGCGTACCAGCCTGCCGGCAGGACCACGGTCGATGGTCCCACTAGCTTCTTGTCTTTGTCGAATCCGTACACGCTGGCCCTGGTGGGCTTGGCCAGCATCACGGGATCACCGGAAGGGACCAGGACCACCTTCGTCATCTGGCAACCGAGGCAGTCCAGTAATACGATCAGCCAGATCGTTCTTGAGAGCCTCGGGTGCTTTTCCATGTTGGATATCGGTGGGTGGTGTCTCGCGAAACCAATCGAGCAGGGCCTTCAGGATCTGGTAGATCCAGTTCACTGCTTCGGATCGGCAGGCTTCTTGAGGTTGCTCTTGATGGACCAGCCGACGCTGGCCAGCGACAGCAGAGCCCCGACCAGCTCGGTGATCTGCTCGGAGGAAGCGAGGCCGCGGGCGATGACAAAACCGCCGGCGGCGGTGAGGCCGTGGCGGATGAGGGAGGCGATGTTGGGATTCATTTTCCGAAAAACAGTTTGTAGGTGCCGTAGGCCATGCATAGGAACCCCAGTACGGCGGTTCCTAGCTGGACCCACTGGGTGAGGACAGGAGCAATCGATGCAGCGGTCAGGCCAGCGGCTGCGCTGATGGCAACCGTGGCCGCGTTGGTCGATGAATCGTTGGTCATGGATTACTCGGATGCTTTTGGTTGGGCTGCTGCGAGGATGATGTCGGCCAAAGGAACGCCGACCTTGGCGTTCTGGTAGCCACCGGCCTTGATGGCGATGTCGATGAGTTGGAGCAGGCTATTCACCTGCTCGGTGCTGAGTTCGATCTTGATCATGCGGCTGGAGCATCAGCGACAGGCTCATCATTCGCAACCAAACTCGGCACCCTCTGCTCGATGAGCGGCGGGACGATTTCCACCGGAGGAGCGGGCGGCACCCACGGCAGCGGCAAACTCACCACGGGCGGGTCGATCTGGTTCTGGATCTGGAGCGAGACGTTCGCTTCGATGGCCGCTTGATCGACTCCGTTGGCGTAGCACCAACCGAGAACCTGATCCTGCGTGAGGTCTTCGTAAGGCGTGAAGCTACCAGTCGGAGGAGCGAATGAGCAGCTACCGTAGCAGGTGCCGCTGTAGCTCTTCTCGGTGTCTCCGCTGCCGGTGGTTTCGGTGCCGTTGCACCGCCAGTCGGCGGTGATTACGACATCGGTGAGAGAGCCTTCAGTGGGCTTTACGAGAAGGCGTTCGATGAGCCAGAGGATGGTCATATTATTAGGCGTTCTTCAGAGCGTTGACTTCGGCGGTGAGTTCCTTGATGGCGGCGACCAAGATGGGGACAACCTTCGATAGATCGACCTGCTGTGGTTCGATTTCACCATCTTTAGTTACGGCATCCTTTTCTCCGGTAACAGCAAACGGAACCACTTCAGCTAGTTCGTGGGCCAAGAAACCTTCGCCAACCTTTCCGTTAGTTTTCCACTTGTAAATGGACGGCTTAAGCGCGTTCACACGATCCAGACCGCCAGTGAGAGGCTGAACCGATTCCTTGAGTCGATAATCAGAGGAGTTATTGTATGCGGTGTTTGTTCCATCCTGACTGATAGAACCGACAGTGACACCGTTGGAACGGAAAAGAGCAATCGTTCCAGAGATTGCAGTGGTAGTGTTGTAGAAGAAACCGGGGTTTCCATCGGATTTGACAGCCGAATGAGTACCATCAGGTTGAACCTGAGAACCGGCAACGGTGGTACTGCTCGCCGTCTTCCCCACCAACAGATTCCCGCTCGCGTCGAGCGTCATCGCTTGGGTGAAGGTGATGGCAGAATCTACAGTGGGGTCAGTTCCAGCGGTCAGGAAACGATGCTCGCTGTTGACCTGAATGTATTGCGAAGCATATCCAGCGGCTACGCGCCTCCAAGTTCCATCGTTATACGCATTCTGGGAGTAATAAGCCTCAGTCGTCGAATATGATGCGAGCGACAATGCAGGATGCTGAATAGCTTTAAATGTATTCCACGCACTCGGCGTAACTCCGATGCCGAGGTTTCCGTCTCCTGTCAGCTTAAGCCGATTAGTGCTTCCAGAATAGACGTTGAACGAGTCTGTACTCCAACCCGGAGTCTTGATGTCAAACGTATGGCTACCAGAGCCGTTGTTCGTTTGCTCAATCGTAATGTTATCAGCAGCAGAACTTGCAATCAACAGCGAACGACCAGCGGTTCCAATCGTTCCAATGTTGGCAGTTCCAGCAACAGAGAGCTTGTAAGAAGGACTCGCCCCCACCCCAAGTCCGGTGGAGTTGAGGGTCATGGCGGTGCCAGCGACTCCGCCGACGTTGGACCATGTGGCTACGCCGTCAGAGGCGATGCGATAGCGTTCGGTCAACGATCCAGCACCCGATCTAGTTAGGAAAGCAAGATTTCCGCTGTCGGTGACGTTGGGGTTGCCAATGCGATCTATCGCGGCGTTTGTTACACCATTTGAGTTTACAAACGAAAAACGTGTATTAATATCACCAGTTGTCGCATAATCAATATCATACAAACCGGAAGCAACGTTTGTGGTTGTTCCTGCCTGTAATCCAGAACCAACACCAACTGTCAATCGTCCGTAGGCACTAGTCGTTCCAACAGTCACCCGATTGTTCGTCGAATCCACCTTCAGCGTGCTGGTATCCACCGTCAGATCGCCGGTGATGGTGGCGGAGGCGAGGGTGGCGGTGCCGCCGGCTCCCAGGATCTGGTTCACGGTCACCTTCTTCGTGGTGCCGCTCGCCGCCATGCTGTTGTCCAGCAGGTCGACCATTGGGATAGGGAAGGTTGCGACGTTGATCGGATTGGCTCCGATAGCATCTAATGCTGTAATCTTTGTATCTGCCATATTAGTAAACTGTTAGTATGAATCTTCCAAGGTCTTCGGTTGTTACTCCAATAGGACTTGTTCCACCCTCAAGCGTCATAACATCATAAGTGCCTTCTGACGCTACGAGATATACAACAGGGTCTCCGGGGTCAAACTCCAGAACAATTGGCTCCAGAGAGTGGTCTGTGACAAGAACTCGACGCTCGACCGGCGGATCAATCGGGGTGACATTCCCACCGGATCCGCTGGACGTTAATCTTGTTCCGAGAGCGAGTGTCACGGCTTAAGAGTTGATCACTCCATTGAAAGCGACCACCTGACCACTCGAAATCTGGAAGCTGTCGATCGGACCAGGAAGCGTGATACCAGCGGGGATAGTGGCCGACGACCAACTGCCGCTGATGTTCTTGCCGGTGATCGAGGTGAAGGTAGTCGGAGCAATCGTTGTGACCGCAACGAATGGGCCAGTGGTCAGCGTGGTAACGAGGACGAGCTGGAACCCGCCGTTACCCATCGAATACTCAGTGGCCAGATTTGAATTTGCGCTCATATATCCCAGATCTTGCGAATTTGATTCTTGCTGAAAGTGCTTTCAAAGCGGGAGCCCTGCCGGTCTTCCATCCGGCTGAATCCCTTCTTCACATGGTCCTTGAGTTCGGCCTCGCGGGCAAAACCGGTGACCCCGAAGCGGGCCACCGGCTGTCTGCTCCAACGCTTGCCATCAAGGACAATGGAATCAGTACCCATCGGAGCGATATGCTCGATGGACTTGCCATTGCTCTCGAAGGTGTAGATCGGCATATCAGGATTCCATCTCGCTGTCGTACTCGGCGACCATGTCGCGCATACCCTTCTCGTCCATAGGGCCTTCCATCTCCTTGTCGCCCTTGGACTCGTACTCGGCTGGCATACCGTTCACGCTGCGGATCTCGACATAAGCCTCGCCGTTTTCGAGCTTCTTGAGAATACCGCGAACTTCCTCTAGGACAACTTCATCACCAATTTCGGGGGAAGCCTGTTGGCCATCCTCCATGTCGGTGGAAAGAGCCTCGACCGGAATAGAAATCATGGGCGCATTGTTATCAGCCTCATCACATCCGCAAGCGGAATGAGAAGGGGCATCACCGATTGCTCGATGACGCCCCTTTGGGCTGACGGCAATCACCATGATGGTGGCCGTCTTGGGTCGCATATTACAGCGTGGTCGAGGTCTTAGTACGATGCACCAAGTACCAGGTCGGGTTGGCAGTAGAGCCAGTGTTACCAGCAGCCAAACGCAGAGCGGCGAAGTACAGCTTCACACCAACGGTGACCAACTGGTTCAACGGATCGCTCTTGTCGGGGGTATCAGTGATAACGATCTTCGGAGACAACGGATCATCACCGGTCAGGGCGGGGATACCGAACGACTCGTTACCGAAGAAGAAGGACGCGATGATGTCCTTGCTGACAGCCAGACCGCCACCCGCGGCGGTAGCCTGATAGACGAACTCATCGGCAGCAGTACCGGAGCCGGTGCTGACAAACGAGTTGGTCTGTTGGACCACGCGGCAACCGTAGATGGAACCCACCTCGCCCTTGTAGAACGGGGTACCCTTGTTGCCGTAGTTGGAGGCGTTCAACCAGTCGGCATCGCGCATCAAGTCACGAGCAACACGAGGATCGGTCGCGAGGACGTAGCCACCGTTGATCATCGGAGCGCGGTTGCGCTTCAGACGGGTCATGGAATCGAGGACAGCCGAAGCCGTCATCGTGGTGTTGGCAGCGGTCGTATCGCTGTTCAGCGCAGAGAAGCTCTGCGTGGTCAGCGTGGCGGGGTTACCGTACACCTTCACGCCGCCAGAGCTGGCGACGACGTTCACGGCGTCCGAGTTATCGAACGTACCACCACCCTCGGCGGCGGAACCGATGGACGAACCGCTGGCCGTGAGGTTGGAGCCGATCAGGGTGTTACGAATCACCGAGTCAACCCAGAGGGCCATGTCCAGACCGCTGGTCTTGGTGGCCTGCTGGAGGGAGTTGAACAGGTCGGTGGCGCGGAGGATGTCGGTCAAACCGATCACCTGACCGTACTGAGCGAGCGACTTGCTCAGGCTGTTGAGGGCCAGAGCGCGGTAGTTCGCGGAGCTGATGGCAGCACCCTCGGAAGCAATAGTCTGAACGCTGCTGATGCTCGGGGCTCCGAAACGGAACATCGAGATCGCCTTGTTACCATTGTTCTTGGGGATCGGGGCCTTCATGGAGAACTGATCAAGAATCGTCTCCTGCTGGACGATCGAGAGCAGCTCCTTGCTGAAGTAGTTCTGGAACTGACTGGTTAGCGTAGTAGAGGTTGTAACTGGCATATTTGAGTTGTGGTTGTGCTATCAGTTGCCTTCCCGGTCGAACTCCCTCGACGCTCGCATGAGCGCATCCCTTTGCTCCTTCATGGATAGACGCGAGAAATCTTTCTCCTCGGTCTTGAGTTGTCCTGCCGGAACGCTTTTCCCAATAGCGGTCTTCTGCTGGAGCTTGTTGAGCTGTTCTTTCAGAGCCTTGTTCTCGGACTCAAGCGACTGAGATCGACCCGCAGTATCTTGGAGCTTCATCAGTTCAACCGCATGGACAAGTCCATCGGGCATCGCAGTGAGGAACGGAACCCGCTGCAACAATTCAACCGTGCGCTTGTATTCAGGACTGGACTGATCCTTGAGCCAGACTTCCTTCTCAGAGAGTCGGCCATAGTTCTCAGCCCATGCCTTGTTAAAACGCTCCTGCTGAACCTGCTGCTGCTTGGCACCCGCCGCTTTACGGACTCCATCAGCCTTGGCTCGCGCTGCCTTGGCCAACTGGGTATCACCATCCGCATCGAACTCCTTGGCCGCAGCCTCGTAGTCCTCCGCAGTGTATCCCTTGTCGTCCCG